CTAAAGTGCATGAGTATCTATTAGTATTTAAGAAGGTATCATAGAAATAGGTTACAACCTAATTTTAAGGTAGCATGCTTCAACGATAAATACAAATGTGAGGTAGTGTGTTAAATTATAGAGAAAGGGTTTAAAAAACGAAGTATAACGATTATGGCAAAGTTTGAAAAAGGAAACAAAATAGCAACAGGGAGACCTGCAGGAGCACTCAACCGAAGTACGGAGGAGATGAAACTTACAATCGCACGTGCTACAAACAATGTGCTATCCACCATTAATAAAGATTTGGAGGAGATAAAGAAGAAGAACCCGGAGAAAGCAATGGAGTTAGCATTTAAGTTGTTGGAGTACGTTATGCCGAAACTCAGTAGAACGGAGATGAGTGGAGAGATAAACCAAAAGATTCAGCAGATATCAGTAAACATAACGCAAAAGAGTGTAGATAATGCATCTTAACATTGATAGCACTAAAACGTATAGCAATCAGAACGATAGTACACATAGAGTAACAATACATTATGGTGGAACTAGAAGTGGTAAGAGTTATGCTTTACTACAATGGTGTATCGTACAAGCTCTCACGGGTAAGCATAACATAACGATTGTGCGTAAGACAGTCCCATCACTTAAGAGAACGATTTTAAAAGATTATAAAGATGTGATGAGTGCATTAGGATTATGGGAGGATAGTTCGTTTAATAGCACTGATAGAGTATATGAGTTCCAAAGTGGGAGTACTATACAATTTATATCTACGGATGATGCGGAGAAGCTGAGAGGATTAAAGAGTAGCATCTTATGGTTGGAGGAAGCAAATGAGATAGATAGTGAGAGTTACTTCCAGCTACAAATTAGAACTACTCAAACGATTATCCTTTCCCTCAACCCAACCATCAGCCCCTTCCATTGGATAAGAGGATTAGAAGCACAACAATACTTTACCACATATAAGGATAACCCATACCTAGAACAATCAGTAGTAGAAGCAATTAAGGACCTACAACACACCAACCCTAAAGCATGGAAAACTTATGGGTTAGGAGAGTTCACAACCAATGAGAGAGCAGTGTTCCAATTTAACTTAGTTGATTGGGTACCTGATGATGCAGAGTTTGTGTGTTGGGGATTTGATGCAGGATATAGTGCTGACCCTTCCGCAATGGTAGCAATATACAAATGGGGTTCAAAGGATTTATATTTTGTGGAAAGCTTATATGAGAAGGGTATGGTAACGGATGATTTGATTAAACACTTCAAAGGTTGTGTGAGTGGCAGAGAGGAGATATGGTGTGATAGTGCCGAACCCAGATTAATAGAAGAACTACATAGAGCAGGGTTTAATACGAAACCTGTTGTTAAGGGTAAGGATAGTATTAACTTTGGAATACAGGTTATGCAGAACTACACACTCAACATACCTAAAACATGCAACAACTTAGTGAATGAGTTTTATTCATACCAATGGGGAGTAGATAAACACCAACACGTAACTGATAAACCAGAAGGTGGGTTAGACCATCTTATTGATGCAGCACGTTATGGATGTATGATGAAGCTAAGTAATGTGGCAACAGCAAAAGGAAAATACGTTATAACAATAAGATAATAATATGGAAACAAACTACCTACAAATTGGAGAAGCACAAATAGATGAGAAGGGTGTAATGGAGATGGCAGCATACATTGCTCACTTAGAGAAAGAACAAACTAAACTATTGGAAGAACTAACACAATCTAAAGCATTCCTATCTGCTACCATACACCAAAGAGCATCTGCGGAGAGTAAGGTGAGAGAATTACAATACCGATTAGATAATAAGGTGGTGATTGATATAACATCCAAACCTACAATTAAATCAGCATTTGATACAATAGAGTTAATTAACCCAGAACAATATAGAGAGAAACAAAACCAAAGATAATATGAAACAAACAATTCAAATTACAGTACCCACCGATTGGAGTGCTATAACATTAGAGAAATACCTTAAACTACATAACGATTTAAAATCCTATGAGGGAATAGATGCTGCTCAAACCGCACTCCTATTTTACCACCTATGCGATTTACCTAACGATTATCTTATGGGTTTAGATGTAGATACCTTCACAAAGATTAAAGGGGATTTAGAGGGGTTTATGCAACGTACTGACCTACCCATGCAGAAGATAATAACAATAGATGGTAAGGAGTATGGATTAGAACCTAACTTGGGTAAGATTGCTTATGGTGCTTACTTAGATATAGCAAAATACGAAACCTTTCAGATAGATAACAACTGGGCGAAGGTGATGAGTATCTTATATCGTCCTATCACAAAGAGAGTGGGTGATTTATATGAGATAGAGAAGTACAATGGTAACATAGATGGAGATAAGTTTTTAGGATTAGGTATGGATATCCACTTCGGTGCATTGTTTTTTTTTGTGCATTTATTAGAAGAATTACCGAGTTTTATCCTGAAATCTTTGAAGGATACACCGGGGATACCTCCCAACATCAAATCAACTTTGGAAAAAAGTGGAGAAGCTATAGCTCAGTTATACAGTTAGCTAAAGGAGATATCCGTGCAATAGAGGATGTGGTTCAACTACCATTAGAAACATGCTTACTATTCCTAGCGCATGATAGTGATTTCAATAGGTTACAAACACTTATGCATAACGAAATGTTAGCAAAAGTAAAATAATCAACTACATTTAGGTTATTGATTGTTAAAATAGTAAATAAATAAATAAATGCCAAACCCATCTTATTTAGCAAGATTCGTAGCAACATCAGGTGTTTACATAGGACCTACACAGGGTAAATCATCACCAAAGAATAATAGGAGAGCATGCTTATGCATTCACTCCAATACATACTCACGTAAGTGTTGTAATGGTGCATTATTAGAGCAAGGTATAGGTTCTACCGAAGTTCCGTATTCACAAACACAAAATCAATAAAATTAGTTTAGCATGGCTATATTAAATAAAACACAATTAGAGGCTGTCAATCAAGCAGATTTCCCAGATAACTCAACGGGTTTAATTACTCCTGCTTTATTAAGAGAATTTAATACTGATATGATTGATAGTATGGCAATCACCGGTTCAGCTGCTAGTGGTACATCAGGTACGTCAGGTGCCAATGGAACATCAGGATTAAATGGTACGAATGGAGCAGCAGGTACTTCAGGATTAAATGGTACTAACGGAGTAGCAGGTACTTCAGGATTAAACGGAAGTAATGGTACATCGGGTATATCAGGTGCTGGGGGAAGTTCAGGTTCATCAGGTACATCAGGAGTATCAGGTACTTCAGGTATCAATGGGACTAGTGGAATAAATGGAACATCAGGTGCAAACGGAAGTAATGGTTCTTCAGGTACTTCAGGTATTACTGGAGATGGTGGAAGTTCGGGCACTAGCGGTGTTTCAGGAACATCAGGGATAAATGGAACTAGCGGTATCAATGGTACAAATGGCACGAATGGTGTTAATGGTAGCAATGGTACTTCAGGTACTTCAGGATTAAACGGAAGCAATGGCACTAGTGGAGTAAGTGGAACATCGGGTTCATCAGGTACTTCAGGAGTAAATGGAACTAGTGGTGTAAACGGAACTTCAGGGGTAGATGGTTCAAATGGTACATCAGGATTAAATGGTGACAAGTATGTAACAACATCTTCTACATCATTATTAATAGGAATAGGAACAAAGAATATTACCGTAGGTACTGGATTATCATACTCAATAGCACAAACTGTGTTGATTGCGTTTGATGGTGCAAACTATATGGAGGGTTCAGTAGTTTCATACAACACATCTAATGGTGCTATGGTAGTTAATTCTACTTTAGCAGTTGGTAGTGGAACATATTCTGCATGGAGTGTAAACTTAGCAGGAGCAAGTGGAGGAGATGGTACTTCAGGTTCTTCAGGAACATCAGGAGTAAGTGGAACAAATGGTAGTGGAGGAGTAAACGGAACAAGCGGAGTGAATGGTAGTAGCGGAACATCAGGTTCATCAGGTACATCAGGAACTAGCGGTGTTAGTGGGAGCAGTGGATTAGATGGAAATAATGGAAGTAATGGTACTAGTGGTGTTAATGGAGGAACAGGAACATCAGGTACATCAGGTATAAGTGGTGGAGCTGGTTCTCAAGGAACATCAGGTACATCAGGATTAAATGGTTCTTCGGGTACATCAGGTTTAAGTGGAGCTGGAGGTTCTAACGGAACTTCAGGTACTTCAGGAAACACCGGTGCACCAGGAACATCAGGTTTTGATGGGACGAGTGGAACATCCGGAGTTAGTGGTGGAGCAGGTTCTAATGGAACTTCAGGAACATCGGGTTTGACAGGAACTAGCGGAACATCTTTAGATTTTCCTTTTACTGGTTCTGCACAAATCACAGGTTCTTTAGGAGTTACGGGTAGCTTAAAAGTTACTGGAGCAAATCCAGCGTTTGGTAACGTTGGTAAATTTGAAATAACAGGTAGTATTAATGCAACTCAAACTATCAATGGTTCATTCGTATCAGCAAGTGTTGGTATGAGAACAATTGAGTATCAATTTGTAGAAACTCCTGTTTTAGGTCCAGCAACTTTACCAACGTTAGCAGTTTCAGGTTCTAACTTATATTTTTGGGATAGTACACAATGGTGTTTAATAAACACTTGCACACCTACAACTACAACTACTACCGCAGGTACTACTACAACTACTGCAGCACCAACTACAACTACAACTACTGCAGCACCAACTACAACTACTGCAGCACCAACTACAACTACAACTACAACCGCAGGTACAACAACTACTACTGCAGCACCAACTACAACTACTGCAGCACCAACTAGTACAACTACAACAACCGCAGGTACAACTACAACAACCGCAGGTACAACTACAACTACAACTGCAGACCCTAATGTAAATTCATATAGAGTATTTAATTGTGATAATAGTTCTTCATTTGATGTAAGTTATAGTGGAAGTTTGGCACAATTATATACCTATAAATTATCAGGTTCTGGATTTTATAATGGAGAAACGTGTTGGCTTGTTACAGGTTCATTAGATTATAGTGCATCTTATAGTTATGTATATAATCCTACTACTGCTTCGTATTTTGGTTGTGAGAACTGTCAATCTGAAACAACAACTAGTACAACAACTACAACTACTGCAGCACCAACTAGTACAACTACAACTGCTGGTACAACAACTACAACAACCGCAGGTACAACAACTACTACTGCAGGTACAACAACTACTACCGCAGGTACTACAACAACTACTACCGCAGGTACTACAACAACTACAACTGATGGTACTACTACGACAACAACATCGGGTACAACCACAACAACAACTGATGGTACTACAACTACTACGGCTGGGACTACAACAACAACAACTGCAGCACCTACTAGTACCACAACAACAACAAATCCTTAAAAAATAACTACAAACAACTTAATAGTTGTTAAATAATTAAATACACAAATATGAACGCAAAACAAGTATTAAACAAAATCATAGCAACCCTTTCTTTATCAAAGGAAGAAGTTGTGTTAGCATACGCTAAATTAGCAGATGGCACGATTTTAGAATCACCTACCTTTGATGTGGGTGAGGGAGTATCAGTAGTATCAGAAGATGGTACTAAAACTGCAGCTCCAAACGGAGAACATGAAATTGTTCTTAAAGATTCAGAAGGTAACGAAGTTAGAATCAAAGTAACTACTGAAGAAGGTAAGATTGTTGATAGAGCAGATGTAGGTGATGAACCAACTGAGCAAAAATCAGATGAAGTACCTGTTGAAGAATTACCTGAGAGTAAAGTACCTAAAGAGAAATCAGTATATGCTGAAAGTATCGCAGGTGAAGATATCGGTGGTGAATCTACTGATGAAGCAGATGAAACTGCTGAACCTATCACTGAAGATATGGGTAAAGTAATGGAAAAATTACAATATCGTATTGATGAGATGGAAAAGAAAATCCAATCTATGCAGGATAAAATGTATCCTAAAGAAGAAGAAGATGTTCAAATGTCTGATGAGGAAGAAGAACTTCCAAAATTAAATGGTGCTCCAGTAGAGGAGAACCCTTTAGCAAAACCAACAAAAAATAAATTTAGTAAGAAAGTAGAAGCTTCATCGCAGAATTCTTTCCTATCTAGATTATATAAATAATTAACAAAAAAACTTATTAAAAAATGAGAAAAAATCAAAACTTCGCACAACCTACTGTAACTAGTACGTATGCGGGAGAGTTCGCGGGAAAATATATCGCGAGCGCACTTTTATCTGCAACTACGCTAGATAAAAATTATATCACTATCATGCCAAATGTGAAGTACAAATCAGTAATCCAAAAGATTGCGGTTGATTCTATCATAACTGATGCATCATGTGATTTCGCAACTTCAGGTACAGTAGCTCTTACTGAGAGAATACTTACACCTAAAGAATTGCAAGTAAACTTACAATTATGTAAGGCTGAATTTTTAAATTCTTGGGAAGCATTACAATTAGGATATAGTGCATTTGACACTATCCCTGCTACATTCAATGATTTCTTAGTATCTTATGTAGGTGGTAAAGTTGCAGAAGCAACTGAACAATCTATTTGGGGTGGTGTTGCTGCTACTAACGGACAATTCGGTGGTATCTACAACGCATTATCATCTTCAGTAGTTGCTGGTGGAACAAACGCTCCTATCACTGCATCACTTTCTGGTTCAGTTGATTCTTCAAACGTATTAGCTAGATTAAACAATTTAGTTGATGCAATCCCTCAAACTATCTATGGTAAAGAAGATGTATTAATTTACATCCCAACTAACGTAGCTAAAGCATACCAACAAGCATTAGCTGGTGGTGCGCAAGGTGCGAACGGATACAACAACGCCATGAACGTGGGAGAAAAACCAATGAACTTCAATGGTATTGAATTAGCATGGTGTCCAGGTTTAGCATCTTCTGCTATGGTTGCTGCACAAAAATCTAACTTATTCTTCGGAACAGGTTTGATGAGTGATTACAACCTTGTAAAAGTGTTAGATATGGAAGACCTAGATGGTTCACAAAACTTCAGAATTATCATGAGATATACTGCGGCTACACAATATGGTATCGGTTCTGACATCGCTATCTACAAAAATTATTAATTGAGTAAGTAATAGGGAGATTAACCATATCTCCCTTTACTCAAATTAAAAGATGAAAACTAAAATTAAAAATTAAATACTATGGCTTGTAACTTATCAGCAGGACGTAACGAAGTATGTAAGGAATCAGTAGGTGGATTATCAGCAGTTTATTTTGTAAACTTTACTGGTTCACTAGCTAATATAACTGATGGTGAAAGTGATGATTTAATCACCACATTACCAACAGGTCTTACTGCTTACAAATACGACCTTAAAGGAACTAGCGCATATACTGAAACTGTAAATACTTCTAGAGAAAACGGAACTACATTCTTTCAACAAGAATTAACTCTTAATCTTAAGAAACTTACACCTGAAATGACAACACAACTTAAACTTGCTGCTTACGGACGTCCACAAATATTCGTAGCAACAATGAATGGTGATTGTTTATTGATAGGACAACAAGAAGGAGCAGATTTAACTGCAGGAACTTTACAAACTGGAGCAGCAATGGGAGACCTTTATGGTTACTCATTAACGTTTACAGGTATGGAGAAATTCCCAGCATCGTTTATTTCTGGTTCTACTTTTGCTAACCCATTTGCTGGAGTAACAAATGCTCCAACAGTAGTAGCAGGAACGAACAACTAATCAGTATTTCGCTTAAAATATTAGAAGGGATAGGTAAAACTATCCCTTTTTTTTATGCTTATCACTATAATATGAGATAAGTTTGTTAAATGTATAGATAAACAAACATAATTACAACTTAATGTTAGCATACTATATATCAGGAAGCAATAACTACTCAATGAGAGTATCCCCTACTGGTTCTTCTAACCTAGTATTACAATTGCAAGATATGTACACATTAGTGAATACATCATCTTCAATTAGTGCATCAACTAGACCTTACACATATCAACCATACGAAGGTATCCTAAATTGGACAGCATCTATTGTATCAGCATCAATTGGTGAGCAGTATAGAGCATATATCAATGATGGAACTGCATCTATATGGCATGGTACTATTTCAGTATTTGCATCTCAATCAATAGATAAACCGAGTTATGTAAACCAATTAGGTGTAGAAGAAGTGTATGTAAGTAACGTAACTGATAACGAATATATAATAATGGAATAATATGAAAGGAAAACAAAACTTTTCCGTTGTGAATTTAACACAACAAGAAATACCAATCGTAAGAGAGGATACAAAAACAAGATATACATGGGTACCTGTTGGTATAATAGGACCTGATGATTACTTTCAAAACATAACTGATAGTTTTACTACATCAACAACTAATGCAGCTTGTGTAGAGGGTATATCTGATTTAATATTTGGAAAGGGTTTGTATTCTAAAGATACGGCATTCCAAACTACATTAGATACATTACTTCCACAGGAAGAACTTAAGAGAGGTATCTTTGATTTAAAATTATATGGTAATGCATCATTTCAAGTATATTGGGATGATTCTCACACTAAAATAATTAAAATATATCACATTCCAGTACAAACAATTCGTGCGGAGAAGATATATGATAACCCAAAGGTGCAAAACTACTACTATTGTACTGATTGGAGTGACCAAAAAGCACAAAAGTATAAGAAACTAATCCCTGCAGTTGGTACATCACGTGAAAAATGTGAATTACTTTATGTTAAAAACTACACACCAGGTAAATACTATTATAGTTTACCTGATTGGATGAGTGCATTACAATTTTCTTTCGTAGAAGCTGAGTTATCTAACTTACACATGAACAACATTGAGAATGGTTTCTTACCATTAGTAATGATTAATATGAATAGTGGAGTACCTGCACCTGAAGAAAGACAAACAATAGAGAGTTTAATTGAGAATAAGTTTACAGGAACTCGTAATGCTGGTAGATTTATGATATCATTTAACGATAATGTTGAATCAAAACCAACAATTGAAACAATTACTACTGATAATTTGCATGAGAAATACAAATATGTAGCAGATTACGCGCAAGATAGAATATTAGTAGGACATAGAGTAACATCACCATTATTATTTGGTGTTCGTACATCAGCGGTTGGATTTAGTTCTCAATCAGAGGAAATGAAAACTGCATTCTCTATTATGCAAACAATGACAATCAATCCATTCCAAAATTTAGTGATAAATGCACTAACTGATGTGTTTGAGCAATCAGGTTATGATAATACTGAATTATTCTTTGAACAATTAACACCATTAGCGATTCTTTCTGAAACTGCTGATGAAACTGGACAAAGTATTAACGAAGTTGAGGATGATATCAATGAGCAAGGTGAAAACCCTGCAACTACTGAAGAAGATGTAGTTATACAACAAAGTAATCCAAACTTCACAAAAGAATTTGAAATATTTAAACAAAAATAACAATGAGCTACGCACTTTTTATAACAAGAAACGATATTATCAAAAATTCACCTTTACAGGGTGCAATTGATGCAGATAGGTTACTACCATTCGTTCGTACTGCGCAAGATAAGTACATGCTTAATTTATTAGGTACTGTGTTGTTTGAATTCTTACAATTGAAGATTACTACTAACACAATTAGTTCATTAGATGCATATTATCAGGATTTAATTAATGACCATATCAAACCTACACTAATATGGTACTCCTGCGTTGAATACATCCCATTTTCGGGCATTCAATTCAAAAGTGAGGGTGCAGTTAAGCACAAATCAGATACGGGGGAAACGCCGTCTAAGAATGAGATTGATTATCTATTAGCAAAAGCTGAAAATAGTGCTGATTTCTATGCAACTAGATTACAAAACTATTTAGTAGCATATTCTAACCAAATACCACAATACCTTGAGAGTGTTGGTAATTTAACACAGGTTTATCCTGATTTTACTAACCAGTACTTCGGAGGTATCCAATTATAATATTATGGGATTAACAGTAGTAAATAAAGTAGGTACAAACTTTTCATTATACTATAATGTTTTAAATTATTTTAAAACAATAATGACAAATCACCCAGCGATTCAATCAGTTAGTCAGGGTGATATATACGATATAGATGTAAATGAATTTCCAGCATATCCATTAGGTAATATATTAATAACTAATGCAACATTTAGTGATTCAGAAACTGTTTATAGATGTCAGCTTACAATTGCTGATAAAATTAAATTAAAGAATAATGAATCAGTTGGTGTTTATAATAAAGAAACTATTCCTTACTTTGGTACGGATGATACCGTTGATATTCATGCAAATACATTAAGTATAATAAATGATTTAACATCTTACACTCAATACGCAGTGGATAATTTTGAAATAAATGCTGATATAAATTGTGAAGCATTTAAAGATAAATTTGAAAATGGTTTAGGTGGATGGGTAGCTACATTTGATTTAACAACTCATAACGATAGACCTAGATGCTTATATAATTTATTAACTTAATAATGAAAGAGTTTAGACAAGTAGCACAGGTATATGCAGAACTAGCTCAATTATATATTGTTAATAGAAGTGTTCCTGCTTATAAAACAGGAAACTTATACGATAGAGTTGGTTTGTATAACACTTATGAGAAGATGGTAACAATAAGACCATCCAAATCAACTACTAAATTCAAATTAGATATTCCTTCAGTTAATCTATCTCTATCATTTGCTCCTCCGGGTGCACGTTATGGAGCAATAGTGCATGAGGGTACAGGATTAGGTAGGAATTCAATACCACGTCCGTTCGCAGAAGAAGCTGCTAACGATAGAGTTATGCAGAAAACCATTAACGATGCTATGAAAGGTATAATAAATGATGAGGTTTTACCACAAATACGTGCTAGAATTGATAAATCGTTTATAAAGTTGTTGAGTAAAAGGAACTAACCCCCAATACAACATTGCTTTTTGTGGTTATATAATAAACAAACTTATGTCATTAAGCATAACCCAATATCCAGCTACCTGTTCTTTAGCACAATCACCTATGGTGTTTACCGTATTTGAGACCACTAACGTTGTTTATAGTTCATCATTTCAATATTATGCAGATTTGTATTATTGGGAAGGAGCACCAGCTGCATCAGGTTCCACAGGAGATTACACATTAACGAAGTATCCTAATACCAGTTTAGTTGGTATGTTTGATGTTAGTAGAATTATAAACTCAACCCTAACTAGTTTAGCATTTGATGATACATCAAACGTAAAGTACTATAAGTGTGATTTCTATTGGCAATATACAAATGCTTCAAACGTAATTGTATCATCATCTAAAGTTCCTAGTGGAACATATAAAGCATTAGATGGTTATGCACTATTTCAGGAACCAATCAATCAACAAATTGTATCTAAATCAGCTTACTGGCCTATCATGAGTGATGGACCTGTAACTCAATCTTTTTTAGAAGATACTTTAGGTTGGATGTCAGTTTATGTTGGTAACACAGGTGCAACTCAACCTACAAAATTAGTTTATTCAGGTTCAGCAGGTAATGCAAATTATGCATTAACTAGTAGCTTATCATCATCAGGACAAATTAGTTATTTCCCAATTGGAATGACATGTGATGATTTTCCTTTAAGTGAAAATAGTGAATTTTTTAGTGTACAAGCTTTTAATGGTAATACACCATTAGGTGCATCAATTCGTTTTGAAAAAGATTGTAAACAAAAATATCCAAATGTAAGAATCAAATGGAAAAATAGATACGGACAGTTTGATTATATGAATTTCTATATGGTAAACCGTCAGGGATTCTCATCAACAAAACGAACCTATCAACCACAATTAGGAACATGGCAGGGTACATCTTTAAGTTATGAAGATTATGAAAGTTCAACACTAAATTATATATCAGATAGTAAACAAACCCTAAGTGTAAACACACCATATATTAATGAAGATTATAATGAGATATGGAAACAATTATTAGTTTCTGATGAGATATATTGGGTTTATGGACAGGATTCAGAAGGAGAAGGATTTAACAATGGATTTGCTAATGGATTTGCAGCAGGAGTAACAACAACTGAAGTAGTTAGACCTATTACTATTAGAACTGATAGTACTGTGTTTAAAACGGGTGTAAACGATAAGTTAATTCAGTATCAATTTGATTTTGATTGGGGACAAGGATATAAATTAATAATATAATGGGAGTAGTTACTACACAAGGTTTTGTATTTAAATTAGTTGCAGATGGACAGATTTTAGACCTATTTGCAGATGAAGAAATTAAGTTATCTGATAACGTAACAGGTTTATTTGATTTAGGAGTTTTACCAACTGATTTTACACGACAAATTAATCTACCAGGTTCAAAAAAGAATAATGCTTTCTTTGAACACTGCTATGATATTAGTGTAGAAAACCCTGATACATTTGCAACCAACATTAAAGTACCATGTTATTTGGATTTTGATGGTTTGTATTTAGCACAAGGATATCTACAACTTAATAAGGTTAATGTTTATGCAAATAAATTTATTGATTCATACGTTGTATCGGTATTTGGTGCGTTATCTTCATTTGGTATTCAGATTAATAAAACATATTTAACTGATTTAACAAACTTAGATGTGTACAACCATACTGCATCTTATAATAATATTACTGCATCATGGAGTGGTAGTTTATTTAATGGTGATATTGTTTACCCATTAGCTGATTATGGTAGTGGTTATCAATATACATCAGGTCAGTATGAATTATTTGGAATGGATGATACAAATGGTGCATTATCAGTACAAAACTTTAAGCCTGCAATCCGTATGAAAGCAGTATGGGATGCTATATTTGATTCAGCTGGATACACATATACAAGTTCATTCTTTGACCCATACGAATCTTTACCTTCAACATATACTGTAACAAATAATGGTAGTGGAAATTATGTAATAAATGGAAGTTCAAATCCAACATTAGAAATAGCAGAAGGTAAAACTATTGTGTTTAATGTAAGCGCATCAGGTCATCCTTTTTGGATTAAAACTGTAAGTAGTATTGGTACTGGAAATGCATACAATACAGGTGTTACTAACAATGGTACTGATAATGGTACGATAACTTTTGTTGTACCTTATAACGCACCATCTAATCTTTATTACAATTGCCAGTATCATTCATCCATGTCAGGTAGTATTAATGTTAAAAATAATTTTTTAGATGATGTTTATTTAGTTTGTAATAACTCATTAAAATATCCTGAATTTGCTGGTATTGATTTGGAAGGATATGGTAAAATAAAAGTAGGTGCAGTATCAGGTAGTGGAATGACCGATAAGGTTTTAACTGCTGGAACATATACTACCTTACCTTGGTATAATGTATTGTCAGACCCTCAGGGTTCTTATAATAATGGTGCATACAAAGTTAATGAAACAACTAACATATCAGGTAAATTAAACATAAACATAAATGTAAGTTGTTCAGTAAACAATATGCCGGGTACTTTATCAGCAAATGGAACTTGGCAAATCAGAATGATAGAAACAGGTAGTTCTACACCTTACTCAACTAGAGCAATACAATCTTATATATTTTTCTTTGACCAATTACAAAATAGCAGAACAGGTAAAATTGATACAACATATCAATTAGAAACGGAGTTTTTAATGGATGGTATTCCTTCAGGTAGTTATTATTTTCAAATAAGACAAAGTCCTAATTCTGCAGTAGATGCTGCTCCATTAGTAACATTAGACCCGCGAGGAACAACTAAATCATTTTTACAAATAAATGAAGTTAAACAAGTTGCTGATGGTAGAGTTATGGATATCCCATCTAATATGCCATTTGGTACAACTGGTATAAAGCAAATTGATTTTCTTAAAGGAGTTCAAAAGAAATTTAACTTAGTAATATATCCATCTAAAACAAGGAGAAATGAATTCATAGTTGAAACATTTAACGATTGGTATAAGGATGGAGAGATAAAAGATTTTAATAAATACATTAATTTAGATGAGAAGATAGAAGTAATTCCAGCTAACAATTTTGCAGTAAACGAATTAAACTTTGGTGATACGTTAGATACTGATTATATATCTCAACAATTTAGTAAAGCAGCTAATAGAGAATTTGGTAAACAATATTATACGGATACACAAAATTTCTTTTCGCAAGGTAAGTTTGAAGTTAAAACATCATTAGCATCATCTCCATTAATTAAAATAGCTGGAACAGGTTTATCAGGTTCAATATCTGGTATTACACCAACCATAACACAATATAGTGCAGGTAGTAATTATAGATTTACAAATGAATCTTACTCTTTCAATGTATGTGTTGTTGGAAATGAAATTGAAATGTTCACTGCAGATGGTATGATTTCACCGGGACAAATTGCATACTATGACCAATATGGTAGCGTAGCAATTACCGGATATAAATACTTTACCTATGGTGGTGGAAATGAAATTTATCAAATAAATCAATCAACAGGAGAAATAGGATATGGAACAGGAGATTTCTGTTAAAATAATTAATTATGGCGCAACAAACATTTACGGATTGTTTTACATTAGCAGTTGGATGTATTTTATATACATCTAATTCTGGTACAACTCCTGTTGCGGCAGGGTATTATTCAAATGGAACTGATTGCTATACTGTAAATAGTTCAGGTGTAATAACATCAATTGGTGTATGTCCAACAAGTACAACAACTACAACTGCTCCTACTACAACAACTAGTACTTCAACAAGTACAACAACTACAACTGCTCCTACTACAACAACTAGTACTTCAACTAGTACTACTACAACTACTGCTGCTCCTACTACAACAACAAGTACTACTTCAACAAGTACTACTTCAACAAGTACTACAACAACAACAATTGCAGCAAATATGTATGGTGTTGTATTATGTCCTTCAACATCATCGGTTATTGATGAACTTGTGTATGTGAATGGAACACTTACTAATGGAAGTATATATAGATTTTTCCAATCTGGTTCAGCTTTATTTGATGGAATTAATTGTTGGAATGTTATTTCCAATGTTTTTGGACCAACACCTGCATTATCTACTATAATTAGCGGACCTTTTGTTGATTGTGCTACATGTAATTCTCAATTATCAATACAAGTTACTTTAGTTGGTGGTGGTGGAGGAAGTGGATGGTCTGAAGCTGGAGTATATCCTTCATTTGGTAACGCAGGTGGTGGAGGAGGAGCGGGTAGATTTGTAACTTATACTTCATCATTAGCTAATGGAACATATCCAATAACAATTGGTACAGGCGGAGCTGCAGGAACTTTTGAAAATACCGGTAGTAATGGTACAAATACTGTATTCCAAACTAATGTTGCACCGGGTGGAGGTGGAGGTGGAGCATTTAATGGGATTGCTATACCTGGTCAGGCCGGCGGTTCAGGCGGAGGTGGTGGATATACTGGAGCAGGAGGTGCTGCCGTACCTGGAAGTGGTGGATTAAATATAACCGGTAGTGGAAATGCTGGAGGTAATAATAGTGGAGGAGTAGTATATGGAGATAGTGGAGGTGGAGCTGGAGGACCTGCAGGTGCATTTGGAGTTTATGCATTGGGTGTAACCGGTTCAAATGGACAATTATATGCACAGGGTGGTGCTGGAGGAAGAACAGGATATGCACAATTAACAACATCAGGAAGTGGAGGTTCAAATACTGCAGGTAATGTTGCAGGAGCAATGCCGGGATTACCAGGTATTGGATTAATAAGATATTTAGGTTCTCCTGTTGCAACAGGTGGTGCAATAACAACTTCAGGAAGTTATACATACCACACATTTACATCAAGTTCAAACTTTATATATTAATATATGGCATCAATACCAATATACATACCAACCTACATTTCAGACCAAACTTATAATCCAAGTAGAGTTCTACCTAGATTATTGTTTTTTAATGGTATGTTGGATTGTGAATCTTATTATATAGAAAGTGGGTCTTCTTTTGGTGGAACTGCACGTGAACAAACGAAATTCCCATATTTTGACAACTACAACGTTGTATCAGGTTCATTCCCTACAACTGATA